CATTGACATCCCGTCCGCCATCATTGGCGGCATCATCATCAGTGCCTGTTGGTCAGAAGTTAAAGCGGTTTGGGCCAACCGGCACGAAGCTGTCAAGCTGTTCCGTAACAATTGGAAAGGAGGCGAGCGGCATGCTGCTGGGGACAAAAATAGAAGCCAACGTCAACGGAATGGCTTTGATGATCCAACTGCCAACTGGGCTTCACGTCGTTGACGACGAATATGTGGCTGAACATGATACTGCTCTCGCAAGAGCAGACATGGCTGGCTGGTGGACAATGCCGGAATTGGTAAAACGATATCACCAGAATCCAACTTGGTTTGCAGACAACGTGTTTCAAGTTCCGCGGTTCATGAAAGTTCTGCGAGGGCAATGTGTAATGTACCCGCGTGAAGGCGTCAAGGGCTATACATGTGAGCCGGAAGCATTTGGAGAGTTCATGAAAAAGTGGTTTCCGGAAATCGCCCAGAATGCAATCAAAGGCGGCAAATCTTAATGGAATCAATTGATCAGTATCGGTTATAGACAGTCGAAGCATACCGAGCACAAGCGTCAAGCGATTGGCAGAAGCGGTTAGCAGACAGCATTTACATGCGGTTGTTGATCAGCTACCGCAAGAAAGAAATGGAGGAACGGTAATGCTAACCAGTATTTACGAAACGTCAGCTACTCATTTATATCGGGAAATGGTCGGTGATCGGCAAGACAACGTGGAAGCACTGACCAAAATGATTATCGAGGGCGAACACTTCAATGATGATGAGGCTCTGACATACTCGGTGCGAATCCGGTTGTTAACTGAGTACATCGACGAAATTGAAGCCAATGAAAAGGCCGCAGACGCTGGCACGTCTACGGTCAAGAAAGGAAATTAACTATGGCTACATTATACGATTTGCAGGGTGCTTACGCTAGGGTGGCAGCATTAGTTGCCGACTCGGAGAGCGACCCGGAAGCAATTAAAGACACGCTGGCATCCATCAAGGATGGCATCGAGGAGAAGGCGGTTGGCACGCTTACGTCATTAAGTCGGTAGATAACGATATTGCCGAAGTGGACTCTGAAATCAAGCGACTAAATGATCGTCGGCGAGGGCTGACAAGTAATCGTGATCGCTTGAAACAAGCATTGACTGACGCTTTCCAGGTCGCCGGAATTAATAAAGTGAAAACACCCACGCTGACAGTCTGAATTCAGGCATCAACATCGGTGCAGGTACCGGATGACTACCGGCTGTTGCCACCACAATTTGTGACGAAGAAAGTCACACACGTTGTGGACAAACGGTCAATCAAAGTGGCCCTGGAAGCTGGCACGACTGTTGTTGGGGCAGAGCTAAAAACCAACTGGTCACCACGGATCCGCTAGGAGGGAAACATCATGAAACCAAAAACAGACGTCACACCGCAGAACAAGCTGGTCATCGTCCGGGGCGGCAAAAAGTCACAGGGCACTATGCCTATCTTTATCTCGGCCGAAATGCATCAGAAAGTTAAGGCAGTCGCCGCCGACGCCAACTTATCGCTGAGAGACACAGTGGAGACCATGCTGTTGTGGGCGATGGATAATCTCATTATCAAGGATTCTGACGGGCACCATGTATAAGCTGCGCAACTACCAGCAGCTTACCATCAGCCGTATCGTCGGCGCCATGCGTGAAGGCAAGCGAGCCATCATGGTGCAGCAGCCACCTCGCACAGGAAAAACAGTCATCATGGCCGAGATTGCTCGACGGGCGACGCTTAAGGGCAACCGGGTGCTATTCGTGGTCCATCGCAAGGAGCTGGTGGACCAGGCGCGGCAAACCTTTAAGCGCAATGACGTTGACATGTCGCTGGTCACCATGGGCATGGTTCAGACACTTACACGGCACACCGGCACCATCCCTAAGCCAGCAGTCATCTTAATTGATGAGGCCCACCACGTGTTGGCAAAGTCCTACCGCCGGATCATCGACGCTTTTCCCGATGCTGTGCGGATCATGGTTACAGCCACTCCCTGGCGCATGAGCGGGGCGGGTTTCGGGGATGTAGCTGACTGCCTCATTCCCGGTCAGCAGATGGGCTGGCTCATCAAAAACGGCTTTCTGGCACCGATCCGGTACTTCTGCCCGCCGAGCATCGAGACAGTTGGACTCAAACTTAAGGCGAACGGCGAGTTCGACGAAGCGTCCGTTGCTGACGCCATGAAACCGAAGGTATTCAGTAATGCCGTGAAGATGTATCAGGAACACGCTGATGGCATGCAAGCCATCGCTTACGCATACAACGTGGCCTCAGCCAGGCACCTGGCCGACAGTTTCAATGCGGCCGGCATTACGGCGGCAGAAGTTGACGGGGCCACCCCAAAGGAGGAGCGGAATCGGCTCATCAAGCAGTACCGCGAGGGGAAGATCACCGTCCTGACTAATGCGGAGCTGTTCACTGAAGGACTGGATTTACCGAATGTGGATTGCGTCATCATGATGCGGCCAACGCAATCGCTTTCGCTGTTCCTGCAGTTTTCCGTGCGAGCGATGAACCCGCGAGAAGGGAAGACGGCGATCATCATCGACCACGTGGATAACCTCAGCCGCTTCGGCCTACCCACCGACGAACGTAATTGGCAGATGGCGGGTGAGGGCAAGAAGAAAAAAACCGTAGCGATATTCCGTCCCCAACGACCTGCCCGTATTGCTTTGCAAGTTTCTACCGCAAGGGCCGAACGACCTGTCCGTTTTGCGGACACGCTTTGGCCAAGGAAGACAACAACGACGGACCGCAGCACGTTGATGTGGACCTAGTGGAAGTCACCCCATCGGCGGCCGCCCAGAAGCGTATCAAGATTGCCCGCATGATCCGATCGAGTGAATTGTACAAATGGCTGGCCGATAAACGGCCAGAACAGCTGGAGAACTATCTCCAATTACAGTATTACGCCAAGCTGCACGGTTACAAACCCGGCTGGGCGTGGTACCAGGCTAAGAAAAGAGGTTTTATCCGTTGAGTATTCTGCCACCGAACGAACCGCAGAAAACCATCGACGTGCCCCACAACTTCTTCATCTGGGGGGCGACGATGAGCGGCAAGTCTTATCTCGCCGAGCATTTCCCTAATCCGCTATTTCTCAACACGGATGGGAACGCTCTGGAGAATAAGGCGCCCTCGATCCAGATTCGCAATATTAAAGGGCCCAACAGTACCCTCCGGCAAGACGTCATCAAGCAGCTGGACGAAATCATCCTGGCACTCATGAACGAAAAACATGGTTATCAGACCATCGTGGTCGATGTCGTGGATGACCTGGTCGTCATGCTGGAGCAGGCCATCGCTATCCGGAATCGGGTGGAGACGCTGCCTGATGTGCCGTATGGCCGCGGCTTCGCGATGTTCAACACGATTTTTCAAGAATTTATCTTGGAGCTTAAAGCGTTGGATATGAACGTCGTTTACATTAGCCGGATCGCCGAAGTGAACGACGGTGTCGGTACCGAGACGCGGAAAATTCCGAGCCTGAAGACAAAATATTACAACGTGATCAACGGCAACTCGGACCTGGTCATCCAAACCAAGCGAGTGGGCACCAACTACATCCGCCGAATCACCGACCAGCGGCGGAAGTATTACCGTGACGACATCACGGACAAGGGCATCTTGCGTGTCCTCAACAATATCCCTGGCGTGTTTTCTACACGCCCTCAAACTAAAGGAGAAGATAAATAATGAGTTTACTCGATAAAGCACAAGAAGTATTAGCCGGTTTTGATGCAACCAAGGACAGCGCCAATTCCTTCGAGGGGCTGCCGTCCGGGAAATATACCGTCATCGTCAACACGATCGACCACCACGTCACCCCCGGCGGCTGGGACGGTCTGCGGATCATCACCGAAGTCAATGCTGGCGAACACGTCAGTACCAAGGATTACAACATGTTCAACCTCGATGAGACCACCGCGAGTGGTAAGAAAGTCCCTGACAGCGTCATCTCCAGCCATATTAAGCTCATCGCCAAGTTGGCGAACGCCTGCGACATTACCCTTAAGCCGGAGGACTGGGAGGACATCGACCATCTAGTGGCGGCCTTCAACTTCGGCCAAGCGATTGGCAAGATCGTCACGATGGACCTCACCGTGCGGGAGAACAAGAAGAATCCTCAGTACCCGTACAAGAATTACGATTTCGAACCAGCCGAACAGCCGGAGCCCATTACTGTCGATGATAAGGACCTGCCGAAGGATCTACGGTCCAATGATGACGACCTGCTGGGCGACGCGAAGAGTGACGATACCGACATCGATGACGACGATCTTCCCTTCTGACCATCAGCTGATGCAGTGTCATTAGACCGCCGGACGGGTGAGAAGCCCGTTAGAAGGGAGGACTTATGAAGAATCTTGTGAATTATGCTAAGTATTACGCACGAAACGGATTCTACGTGCTGCCCATGGTGGACAAGAAACCGCTCATCACTTTCGCGGATAAACCCGCGCTGACCGAATCAGAAATTGAAAAAATCTAGCTGCTGAAGCCCTATGCCCAGATCGCAGTGCGGACCGTTGACTTCTTCGTGGTCGACATCGACCGGCATGAAGGGGGAGCCGACGGATTCAAATCAATTCGGGAGCTGAAACATTTTAACTGGTTTCCGAAGACGCTCATGCAGACAACGGCTCACGGCGGTAAGCAGCTGTTTTACCGCAAGCCTCAAGGTACCGAAGTCAGTCAGCATATCGGTTGGCTGCCAGGGGTGGACATCAAGGCCCACATCAATAACTACGTGATGATTGCCCCCAGTACCGTCGGCAGCGGACAGTACAAGTGGGCCAACAAGCTGCCGATGGCTGAACCGCCCGCCGCTCTCATTGAGGACATCAACCGTGACGTGCCGGCAGAGGCTGCCTATCAAGGGCCAGCCGCCTTCAAGGGCCACAAGTCCAACACGGCGGAACTGTTTGAGCAGATTGTCAAGGGACTCGGTGAGACCGGCGGCCGGAACAATGCCTTAGCCACCTTCGTTGGCGCTTTGCTGATTCGTAATGTGGATCCGCAAGTGGCCTATGAACTGGCTAAGCAGGCCAATGCCAACACGCCCAAGACACTCGATGAGAAGGAATTCGAGAAAACGTTTGACAGCATTATCAAAACAGAGCTGCACCGACGGGAGATGATGAAGCTTGGCCAACAAGAAGGCAATGCAGCAACTGGCGGCGAAGCAGAATAACGTTGTCCCGATGACCATTAATTTCCGAGTCAACACGAAAACCGGAATGCCGGTCCCAAACAGTATTAATAACGTCGTCCTGGCCCTCGAACACGATCCACTGCTGATGAACACGTTTCGGTACAACGAATTCACCCACGAGGTAGACGTGGTGAAGCCAATCCAGCAGATGCACATCGCTAAGGGTCAGATGGTCGATGAAATCGTCTCTCTCTGCCTGAACTATCTGGAGAAGAAATACTACGTGCTGTTCAACGACAAGGCCTTCAACGCCGCAATGATCCAGGTCTCGCGGGACAACGCGTACAACCCGGTGAAGGAGTACATGGAGAGGGCTTATCAGCACTGGGACAAGAAGGAACGGGCGGATTCGTTTCTGCCGACATTTCTCGGGGCGCCGATGTCTCCGGTGACCACGCTCATTACGAAGCTGTTCTTCGTCGGAGCGGTGGCCAAAGTCTACCAACCGGATATGAAGTTCGATTACGTGCTGGACCTAGTCGGCGGTCAGGGCGCTGGGAAGACGACGCTGCTGAAGCGGATGGGCGGGCAGTATTACACCGACCAGTTCACCGACTTCAAAGATAAGGACAGTTACGCGATCATGCTGCGGGCGTTGATCCTCAATGACGATGAGATGACGGCCACCAACAATAGCAGCTTCGAGGACCTGAAGAAATTCGTATCCGCTGAACAGCTGGAATTCCGGTCACCATACAATCGACGGCCAGAACGGCGGGCTAAGTCTTTCGTGATGGCCCGGACGACCAACGAAGATACGTACCTCAAGGATAAGACCGGTGAACGCCGGTTCCTGCCGATCATGGCCGACTTGGACGCACAGGTGTATCACCCAGTAACGGACCTAAAGCCACCTCTGGTGGAGCAGCTGTGGGGCGAATTCGTCAGCTATTACAAAGCCGGGTTCAGCTTCGCGCTGACAAAAGACCAGGTGCAGATGCTAGAAGAACATCGGCGTAACTTCATGTATGTAGACGCAGTGGAGGACGAGATTGAACGTCTGCTCCAGACCTGGCACGACGATTTCATTACCAGTAATCAGCTGGCGTCCTTGATGGGCGAGAACAACCTGGTCACTAATCGAGCCCTGGCCAAGAAAATCAAGTACATCATGGACAACCAACCGGGATGGAGAGCCAAAAAGAAGAGGATTGACGGCCTATCCACTCGGGGCTATGAGCGGCGGGTGGTCACTAGTGGTCACTAAGTGGTCACTAAATTGCGAGTTAGTGACCACACCTAGACCCGCATGGCCGTAAGACTGAATCCCTATCGTGGTCACTACTACCCCTTTTTCCTTAAACAATAATATTAATTAATACTATTAAGGGGAAACGGCGCGACAAACGAGAAAAGTTTGAAAGTTAGTGACCACGTGACCACCAGGGCTCAAACCTATGAGACTCTAAGGAAGAGCCCCGTGGTCACTAACTTTTTCTAGTGACCACGGTTAGAGTTATGTAAACCTGGCGAAGGTAAAATTGGTCTGGAAAGGATAATTTATTCACAAAGGCACCCCGGTCATGTTAATTGCTAGTGACCACCACGAAAAACTATACCAATTAAAGAGGCGACTCTATGACAGCAGAAGCAAAAATTCAAAACGATATCCGAGTGGCTGTCTCGAAAGCTGGACATTCAATTTTTCGGGCAAATGTAGGCACGGTTAAGCAGAGCGATGGACGGTATTTTACCACAGGATTACCCGGCGGATTTCCAGACCTGTTTGGTTTCCGCAAGGGTGATGGGAAGTTTTTCTTTATTGAAGTAAAGAACGAAACCGGCCGTTTACGACCGGACCAGGAACGCTTTGCGGTGTGGCTAAGCACGAAGCCGGTACTGTACGGTGTCGCCCGCTCTGTGGAAGACGCACTGAAAATTATTGAAGGAGACTGAAGATGACACACCACATCGGAGAGACCGTCCGCTACGTAGGACCGATACCAAGATTCAAGGGTAAACGGGGCCAGGTTATCGGAAAAGGATCAGGCCGTTGGGATTGGTTTGTTGCGATAACGGACGAAGGAATTGTCAACGCAACTAACGAAGACTTGGAGGTATCTATTTGATGGAACGACATTTTGAACCAATCGCCGAGTATACCGGCCCAATGCCCCAACGGGCAACTGCGTATTCTGCCGGTTACGACATTGCAGCAGCGGGAACGGTGGTCATTAAGCCCGGCAAGATTGTGCTGATTCCGACGGGTATCAAGGCGAAACTTGGTCCCTATGAGTATTTGGAGCTGGTTTCTCGATCATCATTGCCACGCAAGCGGCACTTGGTAATGCCGAACAGCATCGGAATCATCGACAGTGACTACTACCCACACGAAATCATGGGTCAATTCTGGAACATCGGTCAGGTGCCAGCTGTCATCAATGCCGGCGACCGCATCATGCAGGGTATTTTCCGCAGTTACCTGTTGACCGACGACGATACAGCCACAGGCGCCCGCAATGGCGGTTTCGGCAGCACAGGGGGTAATTGATGTGGCTAGGCTATCGGAACATCCAGAACTGATGGAGCAAATCATTAAGCTGGAAAAGGAGCACGCCCCACGAGACGATCCACGGTGGGTCCCAATCCATGCAGCAATTGAGAAAGAAGAGCCGCGTAAGAAGAAAAATGTGTCTGTAAGCAAAGCAAAGAAATCTGATCAGGCGGAACGCATTGCTTATGTTAGAAGCCAAATTCTTCAGGGTCTTTCGCCATACGAAATTGCTGATATTTCGGGTATCTCACCGTCCTGGATTAACAAGTTGATGCATGATGTCCATATCCACCGACCACCGATTGCACATTTTCGTCTGTACAATTTTGAAACCGAGGAAGAACGGTACCTGGGAACTCAGGCTGAGGTAATTAAGCTTTTCAAGCTTTCGGCTTTTAGGCTGGGACTGGACAAGCAGAACACAGTATTTACAGGGGATTGGGCGATCAATCGTGGACGCTGGTACCAAGATAAATATGGCAAGTGGAACAGAACGGAGAGTAAACGATGAATAAGGAAGAAGCAAAGCATTTTGTACGGAAGTGGTATTTAGACCACGGACTTACCATTGGCGGGTTAATTGAAGCGATGGACGGTATGATCGATGCTATCAATCCATATCCTGAAGAAACCGTATTACCCAAAGTGGTGGGGGACTGGGTAGGTAAATGCACGGGGCAAGGTGTGCCAGAATGGTTGTTGAATATGTCCATGATGCCCAGAGAGGTAAGTGTTTGGTTAAGGAATAAAGGTAATTATGTTGATGAACATCACCAGCAGCTGCTTATGTACGCCTATTTATATGGCTGGGTCCCAGAGCCACAGCCTGACAAATTGTACCGAGTTTACGTGCCCGGGACAGACCAAGTATACGTGTATACCCACCGGGTTTGGTCTGATCGTAAGGTCCACCTAGAAGTTCAGGGAATTGAAGAGCAAAACGACGACCTGACTGAACTGTTTACGGAGCGGCAGATTGATGAATTGAAATTGCAAGACTACGAACGGGAAGAGGCAAAAGGCTATGTCAAATAAAACAGCAGAAATTAAAGTGGTACGAATTGGTAAAGGGTATTTGACTGGATATCATGGGCTACGATTTGTACGGCAATTCAGCCCGGACCTTTCTGGTCGGCAACATCTTGAAGTACGTTTACCGGTACAAGAATAAGAATGGTGTGGAGGATTTGCTAAAAGCCCGCACTTAGTAATCAAGTATAATGAAGGTAGAAGAAACGGCAAATGGAGGGAATATCAATGCGTGAGCGTAAACTGAAATACTTTAAGAAACTGCTGCTAAACGGAGCACCGTCTGTGTTGGGTTTTATCGGGGCGCTTATTGCACCACTGCTGTGGATTAAAATTGCGTTCGTGATTTTTGCGATTGGTGTGTACGTGTTTCTTTCATACACACAGGCAGCGGCGATGATTGATAACGACGATTTTCACGAGAGAATCGGAGCGTCGATTGAAGGGTTGAAACAAGCTGGCCTGGTTCCCAAGTCAATTAGGGTTAACGGGAAGCCAATTGATAAGGAGTAGTGGTCCATTGGAAGAACTGTCGAAGAAGAAACTCGCCGCTTTAGATGAACTGTTTGAGGATTTCCAGACTGTGAACCACCAGATTGCCGAAAAAATTTATGAGATTGACCATCCATGGACACCATCAGATCAGAATGTTGGCGGCGGGCGTTCATCTGCAATATCACGGCCCCAAGAAGCGATTTTGCAACGGCGGGAGTCCAACAAACGGCTGCAATACTTAATTAGTTTGCGGGATGACTGCAACCGGGCAATTGCCAGATTTGACAAGGAGCAGCGCCAAATTTTCGATTTGCGATATTGCTCATCAAATTACTACGACTGGGACACCGTGGGCAATCTGATTGGCTATGCCCATTCTCAGATTTACCGGAAGCGATATGCCATGCTTTGGCTACTAGCTGAGGAGCGCGGAATGGTTTCGCATAAAGATGGTACTAGAAACGCTATTAATCCCAGTTTGAATCAGTGA